GCGAAGGTGAAGGCGATCCAGAGCCACCATCGGCTAGTTTTTCGCAAGGTGCTTGCTGCTTCATCGCCGACTTCAATTTGTCATGCCAACCATACTCCGAATACTGCGGATTATGGGCATCGCAGCATATCGAGTACGGATACGCAATCGACACTTACAAGCCGCTAGCAAGTTACCGTGAAACCTCAGGGGCTCACGATTGCCCTTGCGTCAAGGTGCAAACAGAACGGATTGATGTTGATAGAACAGACAAGATTTACTGGGTTGGTCGGAATAAGCTTGTGGGATTGCGAGTGCATGTTGGCAAGGTAAACGTGACTTGCACAGGACAAGAACAGGCTTGCAAATTCTACGCTGCAGTAACCTACATTTTTGAGACTTGCGACTACGCTTTGCTTTGGGGTGGCGGCGTTTCTCAATGGTCAGAATTCACGAGCTCAAGACAATGCACTGGCCACTACAAGGACGGCTCTTGTAGCTTTACCTCTAGCTTTAGTGAATCGTCGAGCGTAAACAATTGCACCGATCTTTTGGCTATCGATCCGTGGGGATTCTGTAACGCACTTGATCGGATCTACATCAGCAGGATCAAGCTTTACGACACTTTACCTACTGGCCAGGTAACAATCAC